GTAAACTTCAACCAAGGAATGAATGCCCGATTGATTCACGAAGAGGGTGCGAAGATGTTAAAGCAGATGCAATTTTTCGAGGCTAAATTCAAATACCGCAGACTTCATACAGCATGGGATAATCCAAAGGACGAAAAAAGATTTTTCAAAGGTTTGAATATTTTAATCGATGCGGGAATCAAGCCCAGGGAGATTATGGTTTATATGCTAATAGGCTATTGGCCAGGTGAGACGATGGATGACATTCTATGGAGGTTTAATAAATTAAATGATGCTGGAGTATTACCATATCCAATGGTCTACGACAGAGAGCGACCTGAACTTAAAAAATTTCAACGCTGGGTAAATCGCAGATATTACCAGTTTGTGCCTTGGGAAAAGTATGACTCATCCATGCGATCCAAGCCGAAGAAAGAACAAATGGTTCTTGATTTATAATGGCCACCCTCAAAGGAGATCTCCGCAGATGCCTCGAGAATCTGCCAGCAGGTACACTGTCTCACCATGACATCATCCTGCGACTCGCCCTCGTGGTGACCAGGCATATCGATGATGCGAGTGAGGCGGAAAGGGCAGTCGAGCGAGTCCTCCGAAATGTATCCCATCGACCCAACCAACCTTCCGAGGTCAGGAACGCTGTCAAGGGAGCCTACGACCGCCATCAGAATCCTCACATACCCTCCAACCCGATCAAGGTCACTCAGCCCGATCCATCCCTCAAGGAACAGAATCTTGGCGAACCTGGTCTGTTCGAGAAATACACAATAAAATCAGACCCCATTCCAATGAATGCCGGTGAGGCGGTCAGCAAACTCTTCGATCCAAACGAGTATATATTTATACAGCGTCAGGTGGCCGAGAAGGGCAGGCTCTTACCCGCATCCGATTGGATCGCCCAAGCCGATCTATCCCAATACCAGTTCATCACCTATAACACTTTCCCCGCCGAAGCGACCAACCGATCAGAATCCCAGGTGCTCGGGCGAAAATATCTGCTCCACGAAACAGATGATCCATCCCTGACCTTCGAGCAACAGCTTGGCCTGATCAAACGACTCGAGAATGAGGCCGAACTCAAGATGATCGTAAACTCAGGAGGTAAATCCCTCCATGCCTGGTTCAAATGGACTCCCGGCAATAAGAAGGCATTCCTCAAGCTATCCCAAAAACTCGGTGGAGATCCACGATTTAAACTTATGAACCAACTTTGCCGGCTACCCTGGGGAACCCGCCGTAAAGAGGGTAACCTGCCAGCCGCCCAACCGATTATCTTTTGGAAGGATTAATGATCCACAAGTTCTTCCTCAAAAAAATGATCGCACGAAGATTCATCAATCTAGGCGTTCCCGTAAAGGAAGCCTGCCATTTTGCCGATCAGATGGATGAGGAGAAGTCCGTCCTGATCGTCCGCGATCCCGATACCTTTAAACCCGATATTATCATATTAATTAAAACAAAACATAAATAACAACATAACATGGCCAGAAGAGAAGACTACCTAACACCCGAAGTGCTCGCCGATGTGGATGAGGTGGACCGATACCTCGCCTCCAAGGGCAAGATCGATTACCCAACCCACACCGAACAGGATTCACCGCCCACTGCTTATTCCATAGCAATCGATGATCCGCTCCCTCCACCCAAGTTCCTATCCCTCGAGCAGATGATGACCCATAACACCGATCCCATGCCCAAGCAGGTCATCGAGGGTGTCCTCCATAAAGGCTCCAAAATGATCATCTCAGGCTCATCCAAAGCAGGTAAAACCCTCTCCCTCCTCCACCTCGGCCTAGCCGCCGCCAACGGGTCCACCTGGTTAGGCCACCGCACAGCCACCTCCAAGGTTATCTACCTCGACTTTGAACTTAAAAAACGCATTGCCGCCCGCCGAATAGCCGAGATGGTCAATGCGAATGACCAGTATGATCCCAAGAATCAAAACTTTATGTACTGCTCCCTACGAGGCCAGTCCCGTACCCTTGAAGACCTCGTACACCACATAGAAGACCTCGAGAACCACCGCCCTGACCTCGTAATTGTCGATCCCTTCTATAAACTCGCCACTGGAGCCGATGAAAATGATGCCGGTGCTATCGGGGAAATAGTCAACCGAATGGAGAAGTTCTCCGAGCGACTCGACTGCTCATTCGTCTATGCTCACCACTTCTCTAAAGGAAACAAGTCTGACACGGACCATATTGACCGGGCAAGCGGGTCAGGCGTGTTTGCCCGTGACCCCGATGCCATCCTTACCCTGACTCCCCACGAGGAAGAGGATCACCTGGTACTCGAGGCCACCCTCCGAGACTTTCCGACTCCCTCACCCCAAGTGGTAGAATTTTCTTGGCCGAACTTTATCCATAAGCCTGACCTCGAACCCAAACTTCGAAAGCCAGGTCAGACGAAAGCCAAAAAAGATCGCCTGAATAAGCTATCCGATGCTCTTGTCGAGTTGCTTGAAATTAATTCGATTATGGGTCTGAATAATCTAAAAATTAAGCTCGAGGAGAAAACAGGTGAAGAAATTCATCCCGATACTATCAGAAATATTATAAAAAAGGATGAAAATATTATTGTACAAAAGAGGGGAAAAGGTCTCGAAAACATTTATAGTTATAAGCAGGATTAGTGTCTCAACTCTGTCTCAAAAGTAGTAGTCGTCGCCTTATATAGAAACAACGACTACTACCCCCAAAAGGCTAGAGGTAGTAGTTGCCCGCCCTGCCGGGCACAACTACTACACTTAGCTAGCCATAAAAGCGACGACTAGTTAAATCATATGAAAGCATACATCGTACTACCACTTACTCGGGAGAGGAAAATAATAGGTAAGAACCCTGTGCTCGTAGAAGGCTTTGATCGGGTGAATAGGAGTCAGAGGACTCGCTGGATAGGTAAAACGCCTTCTAGGCTACTCTATGAGCCTTTAAACGCTATTCCTGTGGATTAGGCTTCAGTGTCAGAATCAGAAGATTTAAAGTTAGGATCAGATCGAGGGTCCATCTCGTATTGGATATATCGCTCCATACCTTCAAGGGCTAACTCGTCAACCACTTGACCTATGCTCAACTTTTTACGCTGGCCAATCTGCTTGATCAGGTCGCGGGTTGCCGGATCAACCATGCAATGGAATCCGACACGGCGAACCCCAGGTCGGGCAGGCGGTCGGCCGGTTTGGTTTGGACGCTTACCGCCCCATTCTTTTTTATCGGTCATGCTATCTGTGCTTAATGTTAGGAATAATTTTTTCAATTACATTCCAGCCTCTCTCAGATTGATTTATGAAATCAATACCTCTGTCAAGCCATGTATTGTGAATCTTTCGTCTTTGTGCCGCTGTAGCGTCTCGGAGGGAGTGCTTATAGTCATGCCCCCAAAAGTAAGCTAGACCCATGTAGTCAGGAGTGCCGACTAAAGTTCTGTCTAGTTTCGTCATTTCAGATAATGCGTTTATAGTGAGTGATGCGGTGTGTATAATCATGTGGTTGGTTCGCCTTTGGAGTTAATTTCGCTAATAAATTTGAGGCCCTTCGAGGTAAGTTCGTATTTCCAATTACCCGTCCAAGTAGGTTCAGTAGCTCTAATTAAACCTTGTCTCAGAAGAGCCGAGCAATAGATACCAGCACGGCGATTACTGGGAAACATATCGAAGCTTTCAAATTCTAAAAAGTTTAGTGCGTTATTAAGTCCTTTGATTTTCCAATTAGGTATTGATTTGTTGTTCATGTGGTTGGTTCTCCTTTAGTTTCGAGGGTCTGTTAAATTGTGATATTTTAGATAGTTTTGGTATGCATATTCTCCGTAATATTTTTCTAATATGCTTAAAGCTGTTTCATGATCATACATTGCTGGAATCTCCTTTATTTGTGCTGTGTTGTTATTCATACCCTTAATCTAGCTTACCTGTACAGAAAAGCAAGATATATTTTACATTTATTTTTACGAATCTTGTAAGTGCCTAATAGTTAGTAGGCTAGGGGATAAAAAAAATTAAAGAATTTTTATCTCGTTGGTCGTTTCGATCCAAACTCTAGCTCCGCAGGACAAAGGTTTGTCAGGTGAATAGACAATCTTGCAAGCCTCAGTCCCCTCTTTATCCATTACGCTAACAGAGTGGGCATAGGTATTATCCTTGTAAGTCTTGCAAGTTATCACTGGCTCCCGCTCGCCGGTCTTTTGATTTGAGCGAATCTTATGCTGGTTAATATGAATTATCTTTTTCATATATCGCTTACCTCAGCATCGACCACCTTCTCATCTTTCAGATTAGCAAGCTCGGCTCGGATCTCGTCCAGGCTAAGAGATTTCTTTACCTCTATGGTTTGGGTAGGCTCGCCTTCATACTGGCGATGTTTATCGATTAATATACCTGTGGCGATTGGCAGGACTCCGTTTGGTATCTCATCGTCTTGTAGCTTCGTTATGAGCTTTTCAACGGCAAGATGAGTTGCAGTGCCAATTAAGCCTCTCAAATGCTTTTTAGAGTCCTTCAGGGCTTCCTGTTCCCTAGATTTGACAACGGCAATCGTATGGGCTGAAACTTTACAGGCTTTAGTGATCGATGTAATCGTTGCACCCTGTGCCAACATCGTAACTACTTTGGCGTAATCCTTTGGTCGCTTATCGTAAAGCTGTTGGCCAGTGAATACTGCTGGACACACTTCTTCGGTCTTCAGATTAGCCGGAAGATTCTCTGCTTTCTGATATTCTCTTGGTCTCTTTGTAGGCATGGAATGAATCGGTGTGGCATAATGAGAATGAATTATCAATAAGGTATTTGGCAAGCCTAATTGGACATAATCCTTATTATGCGTAACTCGTAAAAATCTAGTTTTGTTACGGATACATATATATATCAGCGACTTACGCAAAAAACACCACATTTCGCACTATAAAAAATATTATGATCCTGACAAACAGACAGGGGGGGAGGGGGTCAGGTTGAGCGGTCTGCCGGCCACCGCGACCGATT